CTTCTTTATAATAGTATATATACGGCCAGAGGAGACGATCCGGAATATGAGCTTATAAATTACCTTAAAACATTGTGAATTTGCCCCGAAAGGGGCTTTTTTGTACCCAAAATATACCTATATGAATTTTTATCTTGACTTTCAATCGTACCTTTAGGTATTATCTCTTCACGACGCCCGGGGAAGGCGAACACGCCCGGCACACCAGCCGGAAAGTAGCCACAAGCCCCGGGCGGAGGAAGCCATTTTGGGCGGCATGAAGGCCGTAGCGATACGGTGGGCGGAGCAAGAGGCCGTCCGGAAAGCTCGAAAGAGGCCCGTGAGACTGGTGAGGCGAAGAAGTAGTAGAGCGGGAAGGATGGCAGAGAGGCCGATTGCAGCGGTGAAAACCGTAGAGGGATAAGCTCCTCCAAGGGTTCAAATCCCTTTCCTTCCCTCCTGATTAGGCATGTTAGGAGCGGGCAAACCGCTCATGGACGGGTAGCCGAGAGGACTAAGGCAGCGGTCTTGAAAACCGCCGATGTGAAAGCATCCGTGGGTTCGAATCCCATCCCGTCCGCCAGATTGAAAAGTGAAGAGCGTTTGTGGCTTTATAGCTGGCCCGACAAGGCCCGCAAGAGAGGTTCCTATGTCCCTTTTGCTAGGCGAAGCTCTCTTAATTGCCAATATGATCCCGCTACGCGCTGAAAAGGCCAGCGTATGTAGTAATAATCATATATAATTAAGATAGTTCGCGCCAAGGCCCGGAGTACGTCTCCGGGCCAGCTATGAAGCCACAAACACAGCCGGGTAGCCAAGCGGTTACGGCAACAGGCTTTGACCCTGTGATCGGCGGTTCGATCCCGTCCCCGGCTGCCAAGTTCAACTATCGCCGTTCCCTGTGATGCGGGGATAAACATTAGCCCTCAAGATGGTGAGATGTCAGCCAACTTCATTTCCCTGCATCAACACGGAACGGCGTTCCGATTCAGAAGGCAAAGGACAAGGTGCCCTTCGGGGGTATGGTGCGAGAAAAGGCGTCATGAAGAGTGACGTACCCCGAAAGGGCGCAAGGTTTCCTGTTGACCGACCATATCAGGATGAACAATCAAAACAAACTGTTACATCAGGCGGTAAGCTGACCTTTCGACAGTTCGACCGCCAGCATGAAAGGGAGCGCGAGAAATCGTACTCCCGAACCATGCTAGAGCGTGGATAAGGTTGTTTGCGTCTAGCCGCAGGTCTAGGACTTGGCGACTCCCGGTGTTCCCTATGCATCGGTCATAGCCGAGCCGTTAATGTAACCTGTGAAGTCCCAGACCTCTCCTCTGGGCAGTAACCGCATGTGGGCGGGTGGTTCGATGCCGCCCGCCCATGAAGTTTGGAGGTGAAATGTGAAAAAATGGAAGCATTACGGTCATGCTTGTCATCTCATAGTCGGGAATAAATGTTTGTTTCATTTGAGTACGGTAGTTGTTCATGATGGTAAAGAAATGCTTATTAGCACTGTA